GAGTTCTTTCATATCTTCATAAAGCAATCAAAGCACTCAATCAATTAAGAATGATTGAAGATAGTTTGGTTATCTACAGATTATCAAGAGCACCAGAAAGAAGAATATTTTATATTGATGTTGGTAATCTTCCAAAGATAAAAGCAGAGCAATATCTTCGTGAAGTTATGGGTCGTTATAGAAATAAACTTGTCTATGATGCAAATACTGGTGAAGTTAGAGATGATCGTAAGTTCATGTCTATGATGGAAGATTTCTGGTTACCAAGAAGAGAAGGTGGTAGAGGAACTGAAATCACAACTTTACCTGGTGGACAAAACTTAGGAGAACTTTCTGATATTGAATATTTCCAAAAGAAACTTTACAGAGCATTAGGTGTACCAGAATCAAGAATTGCTGCAGAAGGTGGATTTAATTTAGGACGTTCATCTGAGATACTAAGAGATGAACTTAAGTTCTCTAAATTTGTAGGACGTTTAAGAAAACGTTTTGCAAATATGTTCACAGATATGCTTAAGACTCAATTAATCCTGAAGAACATTGTTACTCCTGAAGATTGGGAAGTTCTTAGTGAGCATATACAATACGATTTCATCTATGATAATCAGTTTGCAGAATTGAAAGAAACTGAAATGATGAATGAGAGATTAGGAACTCTTGCACAAATAGAACCTTATATCGGAAGATTCTATTCACAAGAATGGGTTCGTAAAAATATCTTACGTCAGACTGATGGAGAAATGGAAGAATTGGATGAACAAATTGAACAGGAAATTAAGGATGGTATAATACCAGATCCTAGTGCAGTTGATCCAATAACTGGTGAACCATTACCAGCAGAAGGTGAGATGGGAGAAATCCCAATGGATCCAGAAATTGATGATGGACTTACCAATGCACAGGTACAAAAAGATACCAAAAAGGCAGAGATATAAATAAAACTAGGATTTTATATTTATTTTTTATGGAAGAACTTGTTAATTTGATAGCGACTGATGCTGCTGCTAATGATATTAGCGATAAGATCAAAGAAGTTTTGTATGCTAAAGCAGCAGACAAAATAGATGCTTCTCGTAATACTGTGGGTGCATCAATGTTCGATAATACTGAAGAACCTGTAGCCCAAGAAGAGGAACCAAATGTCTAGGTTATTAATAAAAGGAACACAAATAACTGTACCAAATTCAGTTGGTGCTGCTACTAGTTTTAGCAACGCAACTTGTGTTCGTTTAGTAAACAATAGTGGCAGTACTGGTAGAACTGTTACTGTTGCAGAAAATAATAGTGGTATTTCTACTATAGGAACTTTTTCATTATTAGCAGGTCAAACAGAAATTCTAGAGAAGAATCCAACAGATGTTGTTCATGTTGGTGGTGGAACTGATGTTATGGGTGCTGCAGTAGGATTTACAAATTAGGACTATGAAACTAATCACAGAAGAAATTTCAGACGTTAAATTTATTACCGAAGGAAAAGGTAGTAAAAAGAAGATGTATATAGAGGGTGTTTTCTTACAAGGAAACCTTAAAAATCGTAATGGAAGAATGTATCCTGTAGACACTCTTGCAAAAGAGGTTAACAGATACAACGAATCTTTCGTTGCAAAAGGTCGTGCTGTTGGGGAACTTGGTCACCCTGATGGCCCTACAGTGAACCTCGATAGAGTATCACATAAAATTGTTGATCTTCATCAAGAAGGAAATAATTTTGTAGGTAAGGCACAACTTCTTGAAACACCTATGGGTAAGATTGCAAAATCTTTACTCGCTGAAGGTGTAACTTTAGGAGTTTCTTCTCGTGGTATAGGAACATTAAAAGAAGATCGTGATGGTATTAAAGTTGTTGGTGAAGACTTTCAATTAGCAACAGCTGCAGATATCGTTGCAGATCCATCAGCTCCTGATGCTTTCGTTAACGGAATCATGGAAGGAAAAGAGTGGGTTTGGGAAGGAGGAATCCTTCGTGAACAGTTTGTAGACCAAACTAAGAAGAGGATTAACACCCTAGTTGACCAAAAAACACTTGAGGAACATAAGCTCGGTCTCTTTACCGATTTCTTATCAAATCTTTAAGTTCTATAAATAAATAAAGAATATTTAATATTCTATTAAAAAAACATGCCTATTGGTAGCAATTTACAAGAAATGGAAAACGTAGTAACTAAAAATGCTTCGCCTGGTGATCCGATGCCTAAGTTGACAACAGGTGGTACACCTGCAACTTACGAGGATTTAGGTGGGCCAACACCAGAAAATTATAAGGTTGATGATAATTCAGCTAAATTAAATACACCTGGTAAAACCCTTAAGCAAGTTAAGGATGTAATTAACAAAAACGCAGGTAAGGCAGATCCAATGCCTACAATGGCTGGCGGTGCTGTTAAAAAAGAAGAAGCAGAAAAACCTGAAGATCAGGTTGTATCTGAGGAAGAAACTACTGAAGAAGAAGTAGTTGCTGAGTCAGAAGAGACTACAGAAACTGAAGAAGTAGTTGCAGAAGAAGAGACAACTGAAGAAGAAGTCGTCGAAGAAGAAGAGTCATTTAGTGTCGAAGCAGACGTTAATGCACTTCTAGAAGGCGAAGAACTTTCAGAAGACTTCAAAGCAAAAGCAACAACCATTTTCGAAGCTGCTATCAAATCCAAGATCGGAGAGATCAAGGAAGAATTAAAAGGTGAGTATGAGAAATCACTCGCTGAAGAAGTTTCTGCCATGAAAGAAGTTCTAGAAGATAGAACCGATGCATATCTTGAGTATATTGCTCAGGAATGGATGGAAGAAAATGCACTCGCAGTAGAGCATGGACTTAAAACAGAAATGACTGAATCATTCCTAAAAGGTATGAAGAGTCTTTTTGAAGATCATTATGTAACAATCCCTGAAGAAAAATATGATGTTATCAACAATATGGTTGATAAACTTGATGAGATGGAAAATAAACTCAACGAGCAAATTAATAAGAATATTGCTCTAAACAAAAGATTAGCTGAGTCTGTATCAGATGTAATTCTAGCAGACGTATCCGAAGGTCTTGCACTTTCACAAAAAGATAAACTTGCTTCTCTTGCCAAAAACGTTGAGTTTGATAGTGAAGAAACATACAGAGAGAAACTAGGAACACTTAGAGAATCTTATTTCCCAAGTGCTAGTGCTCCAAGAGACCATTCAGAGACAATTTCTGAAGGAACTGAGGCACCTCAAGCAGCACCGTCTGGCTTGATGGAAAGTTACCTACAGACTATGGATAGAGTCTCGAAAAAGTGATAATTATAAGATCAAACTTTAAACTAAATTTAAAAGGTAAATCAAATGCAATCGTTCAATGCTGAACATCTGCAGGAGAAGTGGGCCCCACTCCTAGACCATGAAGGTATGGGAGACATCAAAGACAATCATCGTCGAATGGTGACCGCAGTTCTTCTGGAGAACCAAGAAAAGACTTTAAAAGAGGAGCAAGAGTTCCTTGGAGAAGCAGCACCTACAAACTCAACAGGTGCAGGAATATCAAACTTCGATCCAGTACTTATTAGTCTGATCAGAAGAGCAATGCCAAACTTGGTCGCTTATGACCTAGCTGGTGTACAACCAATGAATGGCCCAACAGGTCTAATCTTTGCAATGAGATCTCGTTACAACAGTCAGTCTGGAGACGAGACATTCTACGACGAAGTAGATACTGCATTCTCTGGTATCGGTACAGCTGGTACACCAATCTCAGGTGCAGATGACTACGTTGCTGGATCTCAGAACGAGGCAGTTGGTCTTGGTACTGGATCTCAGACAGGATCTAATCCTGGTGCACTAGATGGTTCTGCATCACCAACAGACGGTAACGTCTACAACGTCGGTGAAGGTATGCAGACAGGTACTGCTGAAGCTTTAGGTACTGATGGAAACGGTTTCAACGAGATGGCATTCTCAATCGAGAAGGTCACCGTGACTGCGAAGTCAAGAGCTCTAAAGGCAGAGTACTCACTAGAACTTGCCCAAGACTTGAAAGCAATCCATGGATTGAATGCAGAAGCAGAACTTGCTAACATTCTATCTACTGAGATTCTTGCTGAAATCAACAGAGAAGTTATTAGAACAATCTATAACGTTGCTAAGCCTGGTGCTCAAGCAAACGTTGCAACATCTGGTACTTTCGACTTAGACGTTGATAGTAATGGTCGTTGGTCTGTTGAGAAATTCAAGGGACTGATCTTCCAGATCGAAAGAGACGCTAACGCAATCGCACAGCAAACTCGTAGAGGAAAGGGTAACATGATCCTTTGTTCTGCTGATGTTGCTTCTGCATTAACAATGGCTGGTGTACTAGACTACACTCCTGCTCTTAACAGCAACCTTAACGTTGATGATACTGGTAATACATTTGCTGGTACATTACAAGGTAAGTACAAAGTGTACATTGACCCTTATGCAGGTGGATTCAACGGATCTTCTGCTGGTGCTCAGTACTATGTTGCTGGTTATAAAGGTTCTTCACCTTATGACGCAGGTTTATTCTATTGCCCTTACGTTCCACTACAGATGGTTCGTGCAGTGGGAGAGAACACCTTCCAGCCAAAAATCGGGTTTAAGACTCGTTACGGTATCGTAGCAAACCCATTCGCTGAAGGACTTAATACAACTAATACTGGACGTATTAAGAGAAACTCTAACACATACTACAGACGTGTTAAAGTTAACAACCTAATGTAATTCATATTACATATTTTCCAAAGACTCCTCTCTGAGGGGTCTTTTTTTTCTCTAAATAACTTTATGATAAGAGAACTAATACCAAATTCTGATGCTTTACTACACAAAAAAATTGATAAGTGTAGTTACAATTTGGATCGCAATTTTTTAAAAAAGACATTGATTGATAATATGCATTATCATAAAGGAGTTGGCCTGTCTGCAAATCAAATTGGTATTAATGAAAGGGCATTTGTAATGATAAGGGATTTGGAGTATAATGAAGTTATGACTTGTTTCAATCCCAGAATTGTAAAACAATCTTCTAAAACATGTGTT